CTTGACGCGCTCAAGGCAGTTCTGATAAAAGAAGATCCAACAAGGGCGGATAAGATAGAAGAAGAAACTGCTATCCTCGAAGTCGCCCTACCAACGGAGAAATAAATGCCTACGTCGAAAGAACTACGCGAAGCTGCCAAGCTCCAGGAGAAACTGGAGAAGCTTCAGACCTTTGACCCGGAGAAGGCTGGGAGTATCAATCTTAGCATCGTCCCAGTCAGGGAACTCGGCCCCGCCGGGAGGCCAGAGCCGAATATGAACACGCCAATTACTATTACCATTAAGCCTGATAATCCCCAGTTCCAGGCTATCATGGACATCGTAACTGGGGCAGTTGAAGTGCAGAAGGACGAGTTTGCAACCGAGGCGCAAGATCAACTTGCAGGAATGGGAGTAAAGAAGGATGCCTAAAATTAACTTCAGTTTGCCAATCCTCGATCGTAAGGGCGAGCCAGTGAAAGCTGCTGACATGACCATTACGCTCGAAGATGTTGCGGCGAACGCGGTGCTGACCAATAATCCAAAGCACAGTGGGAAGCAGAAAGCGGAATTATTTGCCCTTGCACTCAAATGCAAGGGTGAGACAACCCTCTCTGCTGAGGATATTGTGAAGATCAAGGAAGCGATTGGTGAGAACTATCCTCCCTTGGTAGTAGGACGTGCGTGGGAATTACTAGATCCAAAGGCTTAATTAAGGAGAACCTCAAATGGCCGCTGGAAGAGTAAGGGTTATAACTTCGCAGGTAATCACCCGCCCTGCAGATACCACAGCCTACACGGCTGGCGACTTGATTGCGAATAACACGACTGCTGGCTCTGTCACGCCGTTCCTTTTCTCGGGCGTCGTGGCACAGCAGGGTTATCGCACCAAGATCCGTCGGGCGGGGGCTAACTTGTCTGGAACCGCTATCACCAATGGTAGCTTTCGGCTGCACCTGTTCTCGGCAGCTCCGACGGTTGCCGCTGGTGATAACGCGGCACTTGCCGTGGCTACCAATGTCAGCGCTTATCTTGGCTACATCGACATTGTGCTCTCGGTCGCCGGTGCGCTTGGCAACAATGGCTGGTCAGTAACTGCCTGGGGAGCTTCCCCAGCTCTCCTCTCGACTACTTCTACGTCTGTCTGGGGACTGTTAGCAGCGGTGTTGGGCTATACCCCAGCTTCCGCTGAGACGATCACGTTGAAACTCGAAGTCGAGTCATAGGAGGCTCAAATGATTACAACTGAGTCCAAAGGCCCGAAGGCAGTTCCTGATAAGGAAGAGCCGAAGGCAGTAGTGGAGAACGCGAAGCCCGCAGCGAAGCCAGCTAGGAAGGCAACTAAGGCTGCGGTCGATGAGGCGAAGGAGATGGAAGGCCGCTCCATCGACTCTACGAAGAAGGACGACCCTGAGCACACAGCTGAGTCACAGCTCAAGGGCCTTGCGTAAGAAAGGGAGGGGGGCTTCGGCCCCCCTCATTAACCGAGGATTTTGCCATGTTTCCTGGACAAATGCCCCCAATGCTGACCAACCCGACGATGCAGCAACAGCTGAACCCTGTTGACCCGCGGGCTGAGCAGCTGAAACAGATGATGATTATCATGGGCGGGCTGGGTCCGAAGATACCCCCACAACCCGCTGGACAGGCGGTTACGACCAACCCGCTGAATGGTATGATACCAGGAGGATTTAAGTGATGGAAAATATCTTAGCTGGACTCGGAGGAGGACAAGGCTTTCTCCAGGGTCTAATGGGCGGCGGTCAAGGCGGGCTTCTTGGGCTGCTTGGCGGTGGTGGTGGTGGTCAACCTCCTGGACAGCCACAGGACCCTTCTCTAACGAGTATGCTCGGCTTGGGCGGCGGGCTTCTCTCCCAGCCTGGCCAGTCTTCGCTCCAGACCTTCGGTAATATGATGCAGCCGATGGGCCTGATCAACATGATTATGAAGGGACTGCAAGGATGACCCTTAACCTGCTTGACCAGGAGAACCGGGATTACGCCATTCGGACTCTCTTTGGAGAGGCGGGAAACGATCCTGGCTCTCAACACGGCGTAGCTGCGGTTATTAAGAACCGGGCTACTCAATCTGGCAAGCCCGTTAAAGACGTAGTTACTGCGAAGAACCAGTTTGAGCCCTGGGGGACTGAGGCTGGAAGAAAACGCCTCCTCGGCCTCGATCCTAACTCGGAGGAATATAAAAGCCTCGGCACTGTTATTGACAACATTTGGTCTGGAGCCACCGAAGATCCCACTCATGGCGCAACTATGTTCTACGCACCTGTGGCACAGAAGGAGGCTGGCCGTGAAGCGCCCTCCTGGGCGAAGGGTCCTGGCATAACGCTCGGCGCGCACCAGTTCTATGGCGGGGCTTTCCCTGAGCCAAAGGCTGGAGAAGAAGTTGCTATGGCAACACCTACGGCAACTCCTGGGGTAAGTGAAGTAACGCCTACTGTTATTACTCCTGTGACTGGAAGTCCTCCAGAGATAACTAATCCATTAAGTGGCTCTACACAATTTAAGTCGCCCCTGCCGCCAGAGGAAGCTGGTTCTCCTACTCCCTCGACCTCGTTGTTTAAGCCGGGAGAGGATCAAGAAAGTATCCTTAAGCAATTCCAAAGCGCTGGCATGACGCCGCAACAGCTGGCGATGGTCGCCAAGATGATGCAGATGATGGTGTAGCTATGGCCCCCGACGAATCTGACCTTCTTGCTAAAGCCCAGAGATTAGGTATCAATCCTATGCTGGCGAAGCTCTATAACATGCTGCCGAACTTCCCGCAGCAAGGCGCGCCAGTTGACCGTGTAGCGGGAGCGGCAGTTAATCCTGGAGGTGCGATTGCAGAAGCTATTGTGCCAATGATTAAGTCTATCCTGGCGGGGCTGGAATTCCAACAGCCAGCTGTCGCAGATCCAGGGCCTCCTAGATTACACGAGACTGCACTACAAAATCCTGGCGAGGGCATTCATGACTGGCATCGTATAAGTGCTCAGAACCCAATGGGGCCATTTGTGCCTACACTTCAGGCTATTCCAGCCAAAGTCCCGACGTATGCTGGTGGAAAAACAGGGCTACCATCTGATACTCCGCTCACGCCAATGCAGAGCACTGGCGGGTCCGGGATGCCCGCGCAGATGTACGGCGCGGAGCAACCACAGCTTCCCCCCGATGTCACGCCTGGAGATATTAAGCGCTGGCAGGGGGTGTTAAGTGACAACACCACTAGCATCCCGAAAACCCAGGAACCGGCGAAGCCAAAACCGGCTGCGCCCAAGCCTAAGCCTAAGCCCAAGTCCGCAGCGAAGAAGCAAGTCGAGGAACTACCTTGGTTAGTAAGAGGTCTCGGTGAACAACGATGACGTTCAAGATCTAGTTCTCAAGTGTTATGAGAACCCGAGCTTATTCAACAGGACCTTCCTCCCTGAGTGGTTCCCATTGCCTATGCCCTGGGTGCATAGAGGGATGCTTGCATTGCTAAGCAAAAAGGTTGACTGGCTCTTGGACTTTGGAATTGAAGAATGGCCTAAAGGTCAAGGCATCTGGGATGAAAAACAGCTAGATAAAATCCTTAGATTTTTCTGTTATCGAAAGGACCCTGATGATCCTAAATCTCCGATGCTACCTTTATTTAGCCTTTGTCGTGACAGTAAGGGACGTCCTAGTAAGTTATCTATGCTTTACTCTGATAAGATGCTATTTGTTATGCCTAGAGGTATTAGTAAGACTACGATTATTAACGCTGACAACATTAAAGAAATCTGCTATCACGATAATGACTTTCTCGTCTACCTATCAGAAACAGGCCCACATGCGGCGACGCAGTTGGATACTATTAAGCGGCAGCTGGAAGCGAATGAAAAGATCATCCAGGTTTTCGGAAGAAAGAAGCCTGAGCGAAGCGACCCGGAGCACTGGTCAAGCCACATGATCCAGACGACGGATGGCGTCACTGTTGTTGCTCGCGGGCGTGGAGGACAAGTACGAGGACTGAACGTAGACGGCAAGAGACCGTCTCGGATTATCTTCGATGATGTGGAGGATAACGAAAGTGTCAAAACTGATGAGCAACGAAAGAAAACTCGAAATTGGTTCTTTGGTGACGTTGAGCCGGCTCTACCGATCATATCAGGCTCTCGGACAGGGCAAATCATTGGAGCAGGTACTGTCCTCCATGGTGATGCTCTCATCGTCAACCTCGCCCGAGACCCTGAATGGGTCGCAGTCTGGTTCGGCGCGAAAGACCCAGCGGGGGAAATGATCTGGGATCATTATATGACTGAGGAGAAATATGAGAAAAAGAAAAGGAGTTTTATAAGAAATGGGGAACGGACTCAGTTTAGATTTGAATACGACTCCTCCGCGAGGCCTACGGAAACAGAAGCTAAATTCCACGAGAGCTATATTCGCTACAATGCTATCGGAGTGGCGGATACTGTCGCCCGCGCCATCGTTGTTGATCCTGCAATATCGGACAAGAAGGGTTCTGATTTTTGTTCCTTTGCTGTGGTGGGTATTACGCCCAAGGGGCAACTTCATCTCTACGATATAAGGATGGAAGTGGGGCTCTCGCCCGAGGATCAAGTTAATATGTACTTTAACCTGCACTTTGCCTGGGACTGCAAGCGGCATGGCGTCGAGGCGATCTCATATCAGAAAGCACTGGTTCATTTGCTCAAGTCTGAAATGTTTAGGAGATCTAAACAGCACGGCCCCCGCGCGTACTTTGAGGTTGATGAGATCACACATGGTCGGAAAAATAAGGTGGAAAGAGTTGAAGGTATCCTCGCGCCGAGGTATAGTGCTGGCTACATAACGCACCAACGGCGGTTTCCAGACTATGAGTCGCAGCTTCTGGACTGGCCTAACGGAAAGAAAGACGGGCCTGACGCAGTGGCAATGGCTGTCGCTCTGCTCGATCCGTATGCGGCTTTATCGTTTGATCCTGAGAATGACGATGAATTCAAACTGGAAAAAGATCACTTCAAGCCTCTTGATGAAGAGCTTGGTGAATGGCGGAGAGCACCCTAATGGAAGGTGATTTCAACACTGACTCGCTGCAGCCGGGCCTTCCGATGACGATGCCCGCTGCACCGGAACCGCAGCCGATTGATTTGCTAGTACCGAACTCGGACTTGCATACTGACGTTCTCGATCGGCTCATGAAGAGGCTCAATTACTCCGAGAGGACTATGAGTAAGTTCTACTCTCGGTGGAATGTGAGTGAGAGGAAAGTGCAGGCCTATATCAATTTGCCTGATTACGAGCAGATACTGAAAGCTATGACGAAATCTGGAGAGCCCCCTCAGATCGTCTCAATCACAGTGCCATATACTTATGCTACAATCTGGACAATCGTCACCTATCTCATCCATACCTTCTGTGGTCAGAAGCCTATGTTTCAGATCCAGGCTAACTCGGCGGAAAGCGTTCAGCCCGCGATGAATATGGAGACTGTGTTACAATATAACGCGGACCATAATAGGCTCGTGGCGAATATGTTCCAGTGGTTTTTGGATGATAATATCTACGGCGTGGGGATTATCAGGAACCTCTGGGTTGAGGAGAAAGCCAATCGAACTGTGTTCAAGCCTATGTCAATGGGCGGTCTGATGATGCCGGGGATGCAGCCCCAGATGACGAAAGTCAGAGAAAGTAAGACTGTATATGAGGGGAATGAAGCTATCAACGTCGATCCCTTCATGTTCTTTCCTGACCCGCGCGTCCCCATGAACCAAGTTTCGCGCAAAGGTGAGTTCGTCTTCTGGCGCTCATTCGAGTCCAAGGGTTCGTTGAAACTTGCTGAAATGGCCGGGAGTCTGAAGTATATTGATGAGGCTGGGGAGATGCCCAGGGGGCAAACTGAAGGGACCGGCGGCTCGGTTAGGAACTTGATCTCGGAAGGTGACGCAAGTCCCGGTGACCCGCTCACGAGGGACTCGCGGACTGATCCCTTTATTCAAATTGACCAGGGGACGGTGTTACTCGTTCCCACCGAATGGGGCCTTGGTCCGAGCACGACCCCGGAGAAATGGATCTTCACCATTCTCAACAAGAAACAAATCGCCCAGGCTCAGCCATTCGACTACGATCATTCCAGACACCCTGTAGTTGTAATCGAGTCAAACACCTTTGGCTATGGCTTCGGCCAGGTCGGCATTGTGGATATGCTCGGGCCGATCCAAGATTCACTGTCCTGGTTCATTAACTCACATATCTACAATGTTCGTTCTGTCCTCAATAATATGTGGGTCGTAGACCCCTCGATGGTCGAGATGCAGGATTTGAAAACACCAGGTCCTGGGAAGATCATTCGGCTTAAGCGCGGCGCAATAGGACAGGACATTAAGTCCGTTATTCAGCAACTCACGGTCCAAGATGTGACTGCAAATCACATCGGAGACATGGATATGTTTATGAGGATCGGGGATAGCTTATCTGCTATCAACGATAACCTCAGAGGTATCCAGTCATCCGGCGGTAGGAAAACTGCTACGGAGATTAGAACTTCTGGCGAAGCGGGGGCGTCGAGACTTGCGGCTAAGGCCCGCTACATCTCAGCCCAGGGTATGGTCGAAATCGCTGAGCAAATGTCACTCAACTGCCAGCAGTTCATGTCGATGGATTTCTACGCTCTGATCGTCGGCCAGGATGGGCTGAAAGCACCCTTGACTATTTCCCCGGAGATGATTACTGGTGACTTCCATTACCCAATTTCAGATGGAACATTACCAATAGATAAGACAGCGCTGCTTGACGTTTGGAAAGAAATATGGTTAGCTGTTGCACAGAACCCGATGCTAGCTCAGACCTATGATGCAGTAGGGATTTTTGACTACATGGCACAGTTAGGTGGAGCGAAGAATCTTAGCCAATTCAAGGTTCAGGTACAGCCTGATCAGATGGTTGGAAACGGAGTAGCTAATGGTCAACTACAGAATGCTGGACCGGGACCGATGCCTGTTAGAAGCCGCCCAAACGGAGCGGTCCCCGGACAACAATGAGCCTATGCGGCAGTTGATGAGTTCGAAAGGAATGGGGCTTTTGATATTGGGTGAGATCTTGAGAGACCAACAAGGACTGAAGGATGCACTCTCTTCACAGGATCTCACCCGCCCCGAAGGCGTACAAGCGGCCTTGTCGTTACAAGGTCAAATCGTGGGACTTAACAGAGTCATTGATCGACTCTTTGAAATGACGGAGGACTAAGATGGCCGACGAAGCACCAGAAGCCCCCGCCGGGGCACCTGAGCCTGCTGCACCAGCACCAGCGCCCGAGCCTTCTAAGGAGGACGCACAGGAGCAGCATCTCAAGGATATAATGTCTTTTGATCCTTTTGGGCCAGCCAAACCTGCTGAGGCTGGCACGGATGAAACCGGCAAGAAAGAAGGCACGGACGAAGGTAGCGGGAAAGAGGTAAAGCCTACTCAGGCTAAGCCCGATCCCAAAGCTACTGTAGCCCAGCCTGAACCGCCGAAGCAGCAAGGTCCGACACCAGAAGTGCAGGCACTACAGGCGCAAGTTGCAACTCTGCAAGCGCTTATCCAGCAAAATGCGCAGCCAAAGGGCGAACAAAAGCCTGGAGGCCCAAAGTATCAGCTGGGTATCCCGCCGCAGGTTATCCAAGGACTTCGGTCTGAGGATGAACAGGAGTTTGCTACGTCGATGCACGCAGTTATCAATGGCATCGCAAACAGGCTCTGGATCGACATGCAGGATCATTTAGCAAAAGAAGTGATCCCGCAGATAGACCAGAGAGCTTCTGCTGTTATGCAGCACGGTACGCAAGTGCACCAAGTTCACAACGATTTCTACGGTGAGCATCCTAATCTGAAAAATCCGGTCCTAATGCCTCTAGTTCAGAACGCGGCCTTACAGGTTGCACAGAACTGGACGCAGCAGGGTAAGCCGATTGCTTGGAATAAGGACTTCGCCAAGGACATCGCTGACCTTGTGTACTCTGTAATACCGCGCCCGCAACAGGCTCAAGCTCCCGCTCC